CCCCAGTTGTATTAGCACCTAAAGCACCACTACCTATAGCAATATTTTTTTCTGCTGTTGTATTAGCACCTAAAGCATTGTCACCAACTGCGACATTTTGACCACCTGTCGTATTGGCATCCAATGCTAAAGCACCCAAAGCCACGTTTGCTGTTCCTGTGGTGTTTGCTGTAAGCGCCAAAGTACCTATTGCTGTGTTGTTATCTGCTGTAGTGTTTTCTTCTAATGCTCTATCTCCCATAGCAACGTTGTTAGAACCTTCGGTATTTTTTTCTAAGGCTTGATAACCAACTCCTATATTTTTGTCGCCTATGGTGTTTGTATATAAAGCAGCTATCCCAATAGCCACGTTATTTGATGCTGTGGTATTAGCTATTAAGGTATCTTTACCGATTGCAACATTACCAGCGCCTGTGGTGTTTGCTGTTAAAGCTGCATAACCAACACTAACATTGTTATTCCCTGTGGTGTTTTCTTCTAAGGCTTGATAACCAACTGCTGTGTTGTTAGATGCTGTAGTATTCTTCTCTAGTGCTTCACGTCCGATAGCAACATTCTGTGCGCCAGTAGTATTGGTAGTAAGCGCATTATAACCAACAGCTACGTTATTACTAGCCGTAGTGTTTGCATCCAAAGCAGCAGAGCCTATGGCTACATTTGTTGCGCCTGTGGTATTGGCTCCTAAAGCTGATTTACCCATTGCTGTGTTGTTAGAAGCTGTGGTGTTTGCTCCTAATGAACCTGAACCCACTGAAACATTATTAGCACCTGTTGTATTGGCATCTAGTGCTTGATTACCAACGGCTACGTTACTATCCCCTGTGGTGTTTGCTTTTAAAGAATCATAACCAACCGCTGCATTATTTGATGCTGTGGTGTTTTGTTGTAATGAGCCTTGACCAACCCCTACGTTATTTGAACCTGTTGTATTTAATAATAAAGATTCTCTACCAATAGCAGTATTTTCTGCACCTGTAGTGTTTGTTGATAAAGAAGTATATCCTAAAGATGTATTGTAACTACCAGTAGTAATAGCATCCCCTGCTAGACCACCTATAAGCGTGTTTTGAACGCCTGTGGTTACTGACATACCTGCGTTCAAACCAACAGCCACGTTGTAAGCTGTAGAATCTTGATTTAAAGCAGACAAAGCAGACCTACCTATAGCAACATTACCACTGCCTGTATCTTCAGCATCAAGAGCTTGATAACCTATTGCAACATTTTGGTCACCCGTAGTAATCGCAGTACCTGCTTCGTCACCCACGACAACATTATAATTACCACCGCTTGCAATGCTGTTACCTGCGTTGACACCAGCAATGTAGTTTGATGTTCCAGCCGTTACTGTTGATTGCGTTCCGCTAATAATCCAACTGTCAGCCGATTCATCCCATAGGGCATATTTACCAGAAGTGGCTCCGAAAAATTTAACGTCATAGCCCGTGTCGTCTATGCCAACGGTGAGCGTTCCACCTAACTCAAGGTCTTCTAAACATTCATAAACAACAGCGCCCGATCCTAGACCGTCTGTCGTAACGATTTTTGCTTGCCCTGCCGCGATGATGACGTTCGCTCCTGATCCTTGCGAAAAGGTCAGTGCGTAACTTGTGGTGTTTCTGATGATCCATGTGTGAGAGAGTGTGTTAGGAGCCAGCGTGACTGTACAAGCCTGACCACCACCTGTAAGTCTTAAGAACGTACAACGGAAACCGTCTGTCGCTCCATCAGCCATCGTGATGGTGTGTGTAGAAGCGTTTGCGACTGCCTCTGTGCCATAGCCCATCGCCTCTCCGATTAATTCTAAATTTGTATTGGTACTCGTTCCCCAAGTACCCGACTCATCGCCTGTGGCGATTTCTTTGAGTCTTAGATCGTTTACATAAGTTGCCATTATATGCCTCTGTTTATTTAATTGATTATAATCTTAATTATGCTATGCCGCAACATCTGTCCAATCTGGGGACTGAGAATCGTCGACCTCGGACCAACCAGGTGTTTGTGAATCGTCCGTTGTTTGCCAATTCGGTGTTTGAGAATCGTCGACCTCGGACCAACCAGGTGTTTGAGAATCGTCGATTGCGGCCCATTCAGCATCTTGCCCTGGAACAATGTTGCCCCAAACAAGGAGTTGACTGATTTGACCTGTTCCATAGACCCCTGTAATTGAAACATCGACACCTATAATGACCGATGGATCACCAACTACGCCTGTTCCATAGACCCCTGTAATTGAAACAGTGTTTTCGGTTTGAGTGGTTAGAGATCCTACTGCGCCGGTTCCAACAACCGTTGTTGGATAGACGTTTGCGTCACAAGTGACTGTTTCATCGCCCTGGGAAACGGTTGATGCCGCGCCACTAACACCTGTAATGGCTGTACCATTGGCAATGACTGTACCTATTGCACCAGTACCCGCTACTCCTGTTTCGCTGACATTGGCATCACCACTAACGGTTTCAGTGCCTAAAGCGGTGGTTCCAGCTAATCCTGTAACGGAAACATTTGAGGCGCCGGTAGCGGTTAAAGAGCCAACTGAGCCGGTTCCTGCGACTCCGGTTTCAGAAACATTGGCATCAGCGGAAATGCTTACTGAACTGACTGCGCCGGTTCCTGCGACTCCGGTTTCTGTAACAGTGGCTGCGCCAGTAGCGGTTAAGCTTCCTACCGAGCCCGTTCCATAAACACCTGTCTCTGTAACATTAGCATCAGCACTGATGCTTAAAGAACCAAGAGCGGTTGTTCCAGCAACGCCTGTCTCTGTAACATTCGCTTGTCCTGTTACAGTTAAAGAGCCAACACCACCCGTGCCTGCGACCCCTGTAATATCGACAGGTATAGCAGAGCCCCAGCCGGCTTGACCCCAAGTGCCTCGACCCCAGCCTGTAAGCGACATGGCTTACCTACGCTATTCTAATAACAGCGTTACTTGCGTCTGCGGTTGGGAAAGATATGGTAAAACTTCCTGCGGTACTTGTCTTGTCTCCACCGAAATCAAAAACTGCAACAGATGGATCACCTGTAGCTGTGTCATTGAAAATCATGCAACCTCTCGCAGTAATTGTGCAAGTACCAAAAGTTAGATCAGCAAAATCGGTGTAAGCCGTTGTACTTGAAGTGGTTGGTTCCACTTTGGTCAACGTGCCTCCCTTTGCTGTATAGTTGGTTCCTGTTGCTTCCTGCGAAGTAGAGTAAGCAGTGGTAGAAGCAGACATAGTGGCGGAACTGGTGTATAAAGCCAGCTTAAAAGTGTTTCCCCCAGTCGAAAAATTATGTTTCGCCTGTAGAAGCTCTTTTTTAAAGCTAGTACACATTGCCTGAGTTATAGCCATTATAGTCTCCTAATAATATTTGCAAGATCCTTATGCCCTTGCGATTCCAGTTCATTACCTATTGTACACATGTGGTTTTTAATTGCCTCTTTCATGTAGTAAGTAATAATAAAAAGACACGCTTTTTTAAAGGCATGGGCTTGCGCTCTAATGGGGCCCGGCGCTGTGTCGCTCACCGAAACCAGTTTATCAGTGGCCATTTCAGCAACTTCTTCTACTGTGTGGCCTCTACCATGTGTTGTTTTTACTCCAAGGTTTCCTATGGAGAGTGTAAACGAATCAGTTTCCATTAATATTTCTCTGGTTCTGGTGGACCAATGTCTTGTCTCCCCGATACTCCTGAAGGCGCTTCTTCCTTCATAACATCAGAGAATTTTCCGACAACCAGTTCACCTTTGTCTAAATATACTACAGGAGGGTTATCAAGTCTATGGTAGCCATAGAGTTTCTCTTTTAAAGGAACTGTAGTGTCCAATATTGGAGAGCGTGCTCCAATCGAAACATCCATTCCCGCGTCCATGCACTTGGACAACCAAAACTCACAGCACCCTCTGCCCAACTCTCCAAAATGGACGTTTGTTTTATAGCTGAAATCTGCTCCGAAAAGACTGAGTTTTCCCACTTTGTTTAATAAAGCAAAAGCAATGGCGTAGGCAATCGTGTTGTTCAAATATGCGCAACCCAACGCTTTAACCAATTCTTCTAAAGGAAACAATTCTATGGCCGGAACTCTGTTATCAAGTTCGCAAGAATATATTGGGACGTCTAATCTAGGAAGCGTTTTTCTCATCACACGGGTTTGTGGTCCAGCATCGAAAGTATCAAAGAAACGGGAAGCAGGGTCCATCATAAACACGCGGTCACACTTGACAACCGCGCACATGGAATTAATGGCCCACACTTCATCGTATTCCTCGCTGTGAGAAATACTCATATGATAATCCAGTTGGCTTTGCCCCATAGCCACTAAGGCAATGTGTTTGTTTTCTAGCATTTATTACTGTTGAGGGACTCTTTGCCTATCAAAGCGGTTTTCGTCTCTCGTGGCTCTTCCTTCCATTAGCTCTTTGACTCGAACAAGGTTCTCTTGAAAACGTTGTTCAAACATGTTTGTTTCGTTTAAGTCTTGTTTCATAAAAACACTGGCTTCTACTAAAGTTCCATAAAGCAATAGATCGGGGGCGTTTGTTGAAACCCAAGTAGTTCCACTGTCCCCGGTTGTTGTTAGTGAGTTAGGCTCATATAAATAATGCAGTTCAAATGTCAGGTTGGCGTTCGGCGTGGGCGCCAATATAAAAGTATCGTCGTCAAACTGGCCATAAAACTTGGGTGTCCCCGTGGTGGCCGCTGATTGTGTGTAATTACGCATAAAACTAGGGTGCTTCAACAATAAATAAGTGTATTCGCTGTCACTATTTAAAACCGCCAAACTTAAAGGAGCAACGAAATCTGTGGGTGCAGAAAGATAAGTGTTTCCAGAAGCGGCCGTACCTGTGACATTCTTTCTAAATACGTTCAGCTCAATCGTATTAAAAATCCGGTTTTCCGCTTGTTGTATAAAAGTATCCAACGTGTTCACAAAAGTAGTCTCAGAATTATCCATATAATTCTGAACCGCTGTTTTTAATCCGCTGTATGTAAAGCTCATGTTGTTGGTCCTGCTGTTGCTTTAGAACCTCCACCACTAACATCTCCTGTGGTAGCTGTCCCAGTTGATGTAAACTTATAGTTGTTGTCGTCTACAACGGTTATTGTATACCCATCGGAGGCTTCAAGTACAGTCGTTGTGACTCCATCAAAAGCTTCCGTGTTTCTAAGTCGTACAGTGTCCCCCGTTGTCCTATTATGCTTAAACTCTGTGACTTGAACTTGAGCGCTGGCTCCCGAAGTTAGTGTCCTGAAAGGATCCAAAGGTAAAAGCGTTTGCGCCGGACCTACGGACACAAAACCCCCACCGCCTCTTGTAGCACTGGTGGCCGTTCCCGAAGAAACGCCAAAGCTATAGGTGTCTGTGTTTATAATTGTAATTGAGTAGCCGTCCGGGTCTTCTAAAGCAGACGAAGAGAGCCCAGCAAAAGGAGAAGTTCCTCTAAACCTAACTTTGTCTCCGGTTGTTCTTCCATGGTCGTCCTCAAAAACGGTTACTACAGCGCTAGAGGCCGTAGACAAAAAGGGGTTGCTTACTAACAAAGCTTCTGCAACGGGTTCTGTCCTGTCTGGTCTAGGGTTTCTTAACGCTTGTGGATCTGTGGTTATATGTGGTGGATCTAGTTGAGGTTGTTTTGTGTCAAATTGATCGTATCCGACACGAAGACCGTTCCACTGTGTCTTCATATCTTTTAGTCTATACCTTTGACCTGAAATATCGCAGATTCCCCACGCGTGCTTTCCCGCAGAAAAAGCCATTATATCACCACTCTAGGTGGAACAAACCTAGAGCTTACAGAATCAATGTCCTCAAACGCTGCTCTATCAAACTCCTCGTCATAAATCTGTTTTAAGAGTTGTACTCTGTCTGGTGCTCTTTTTATTGCTATGTAATAAGCCAGACCAGCAGTCATACACGGAAGAAAACGAAAAACGGTTTCCATGTTGTTTGTGAAGTCCCCTACGTCTTGCATTCTTGTTAGTGCGTAATAATAAACCACATCCGTAGAGTTTTCGGGCGTGGGGTATAAGTACATTCTAGGGGTTATGTGTCTCTCTAAGAAAAACTGAGTTGGTCTGGCTTTGTCTGCTTTTTCCGGTGTATACAAGAAATCAGAACGGCTGATTCTCTCAAGTTGGAAGTCCGTACTATCGCGTTGAATAACAGCAGAAGTTATGTCTACAACATCTGTGCCTAAGTCTACATAATTGGTTCCATCAGTAACTGTAAAATTATTTTTAACAATTAACCATTGATTAAGGCCTCTGTTTGCCCATTCAGCAACCATAAGATTCAACGAACGACGTGCGGTTTCTAAATCGTACCCAGTACGAAGCTCGATTCCGCAACGTTCGTATGCTTCTTCAATAATTTCATCAACACTCAAGTCGAATGTTGTAGTTCCTGAAGTCGCCATGATTAAGGCCTACGATACTTCTTTTTATAATTAGAAACACCGGCTTTATCGCCGTAATCACCGCGAGCCGTTTTGGTTTCGCCTCTCATATATCTTTTTCTTTCGTTCATTCC